CATCATGCGCAAGCGCCACACCAAAAAGCAGCAGCGTCCCGGCATCGTAGGCGACGCGGAGAAATAAATGATCGAGACCACGCTCGCAATACTCGCCGCACCAGCTCCGTCGGTTGTTCGTCTGTTACACGCCGGGTCTGCTACAGCCCTATGGACAGGGCGTGTAGAATCTCAAATGTAGTCAAAGTTACTTCCAATGGATTGATATGACCATTAAATGCCTCTCCTGCGGATCACCGACGCCCAGGGCCAGACCGTACTGCTGCCGCAGATGCTACCGTAAAGCCATGACCAGCGTCAAGATGGATCACCTCTGCCATCATGGTTACTCGCGGCGACAGTGCCACGTATGCCGCCGTAACCGCGATAAGATATACCAGCCCGGCCGGTATATATGCCGTAGTTGTGGTAGATGGAAGAACGACCCCACGTCTACGACCTGTCACTCCTGCAAGAAAAAATACCCCCAAATCTAAATCGACAGCATAGCTGGCAAGTGATCTCTGCTTATCTTCGGAATATGGCCAGACCTAATATGCTCACACCAGAGCGCCAGGATCGTATCGTCGGCGCCCTCCAGGCCGGCAATACCCGCAGAGCGTCCGCTAAACATGGCGGCATCGAAGAGGGAACGATGCTCGAATGGATACGCCGCGGAGAGGGCCGGGACGCCCGCCGTAAGACGGCAGCGTTCGCACAATTTGCCAAAGCTATAAAAGAAGCCGAAGCCGAGGCCGAGGTCCAATACGTAAAGGTGATAAAGAACGCCGCCGCATCCGGCAACTGGCAGGCAGCAGCCTGGTGGCTCGAACGCCGCAAGGCAGCAGACTACAGGCGCGTCGACCGGCTGGAGGCCACAGGCGAGGGCGGCGGCCCGCAGGAGACCGTCGTCAGGATCATATACGAGGACGATGTATGCGATCAGATTTCGACATCCGGCTCAAACGGCCACACGCAGCACAACGGGGCATCCTTACAAGCCAGGCTAAACGGAAGGTAATCCGCGCCGGCCGCCGATCCGGGAAGACGACCGGGATGGCGATCATGGCCGTCGAGGCGCTGCTGCACCAGAAGCGGATACTCTACGCAACACCAACGCAGGAACAGATCGACGCATTTTGGTCCGAGACGGTAGAGGCTCTCATGCCCATGATCACAGCGCAGGCGATAGACAAAAACGAGACCAGGCACACGCTGCACTACGGCGCCGGACGTATACGCGCCAGGACGGCCTGGGACCAGGACAGCCTACGCGGTGACGCTGCGGATCTGCTGATCCTCGATGAATTTCAGCTTATGTCAGAGGACGCCTGGACCAGGGTCGGGGCGCCGATGATGCTCGATACCCCGACCGGCGGGACGGCGGTATTCTGCTTTACGCCGCCGTCTTTACTATCGGCCGCCAAGTCCAAAGCCCGCGACCCCAGGCACGCCAACAAACTATACAACCGGGCGCAGAACGATACCACGGGACACTGGGAGGCGTTCCATTTCACGTCGATGGAGAACCCGCACATCTCCGAGGTCGCCCTGGGCGATATCGCTGCCGAGATGGGATCGGTGGCATACCGCCAGGAGATACTCGCCGAAGAGGTCGAAGAGTCTGGCGGCATATTCCGCCGGGCATGGTTCGAGGTCGTGGATCGCCATCCGGTAATAGAGCAGACCGTTCGCCATTATGACTTGGCGGGGACCGCCGGCGGAGGCGACTGGACCGTCGGGCTGCTCCTGGGGATCGGCGACGATGGGATGTACTACATCCTCGACGTCATCCGCTGCCAGGAGTCACCGCACACAGTCGAGCGGCTTATCATCGACACCGCCAAAGCAGACGGCCCGGAGACGATCATAAGTCTGCCGCAAGATCCCGGCCAGGCAGGCAAGGCACAGGCTCAATATCTGATCCGGCAGCTCGCAGGATACAACGTACACGCCGACCAGGAGACCGGATCGAAGACCGTCCGGGCGCTGCCGGTCGCCGCGCAGGCCGAAGGCGGCAACATAAAAATACTATCAGCGCCGTGGACCGATGATCTGCTCGCAGAACTCGAAGAGTTTCCCGGCGGATGGGACGACCAGGTCGACGCCCTGGCGGGCGCATTCACGGATCTGGTGGGCAGCACGTCCCTGGTCATGTGGAGCGCATGAGGAGACCAATGCCAAAACAGACAAGCATCTTTTCCGAAGGCTCGACGAAGGCAATAGTTTCGGTGCCTGGCTGGGTCGACGACCTGGGCAGCACCGACGAACGCAGCGCGGCGAACCCCATCGATGCGTGGCGATCAGTACCATTACTCCACCGAGCTGTCAACCTACGATGCCAAAGCCTGTCCTCGGTGCCTTTCGTGGTATTCAAGGGCAATGCCGAGGATGAATGGCCGCTGGCAGATCCGCTGTCCAATATCATATACAACGCCGAGCTGGCGCTGCTGCTGTCCGGCGCCGCGTATCTGCTCAAGATCTACGACGGCCGCACGCTAACAGGCGTCCAGTGGCTCAACCCGACGACCGTCACCTGGGATTATAAGGACGGCCAGAATAAATTCACGCAGAAGATCGGCGACAAGACATACGGCCCGTGGGGCGACGATATGATGATCGCCCTGCGCGAACCGTCGATGACGTCCGACGTGGGGCCGGGTACAGCGCCGGCGCAAGTGGCGCTTATGGCCAGCAAGCTGCGCCTCAATATCGACTCGTTCGCCGCTGCATACTTCGAACATGGCGCACAACCGACGACGATCATCACTACATCGGGAAGTCCTTCGGCTGCCGAAATGGAGCGCGCACAGTCATATTTCCGCCGCAGTATGACCGGCGTAGCCAACGCCTGGCGGACGCTCTTCTTGCGTGCCGATATCGATGTGCATCAGATCACTCCTGACCTCAAAACGATGGAACTCCCGGAGCTGTCGCAGCACATCGTCCTCGACATAGGCGCCGCCCTGGGAATACCCCGGTCGGTTCTTGAGAGCGACGCGGCCAACTACGCCACCAGCCAGACAGACATGAGATCCTTCTGGGAGATGACCATCCGCCCGCGCCTGCCGATGTTCGAGGCGGCGATCAACGAGCAACTATTCGGCGACAGCACCGACGGGTACACGATACAATTCACTCCTGAGAACCTGGAGATATTCCAGGAGGACGAAGCAGCGCGCAGCACGGCACTGCTCCAGCTTGTCAACGCCGGGATACCTCTCTCCGATTCGATGGCCATGCTCGGATACAATCCGCTCGAAAACATACCAGAGCCGCCGGATCGCGTGGAGGTCACGACCGACGAAGGCACCACGCCGGATGCAGGCGTCCAGGAAGATGCCGAGCAGGAGATGCGGACCTGGCAGAAGTACGCGCATAAGAACCTAAAAAAAAAAGACCGGGCAGGCCGTTCAAAGCCGAGCACATCCCGCAGCGCATCGCCAAAGCGATCCAGGGCGGACTTGAGACCGTAGACACACCGCAGGGCGTTCGGGAAGTATTCGATCGCCATAGGGCGTACAAGCTACAACCGCAGGACGTAGAGGCCATCGTGGCCGAGATCACGCAGGAGACCGTCGAGGAATACCTGGCAGACATCGAGCAGGCCGTCATCGCCGACTTTGGCGGCGACGCGCTGGAGGAAGTACTCAAGATCGCCAGGGCAGATATGAGGCCATTCGTTACCAACAGCCAGCGCACGCAGGAATATCTGCGGGAGAAGTTCGGGCGCAACATGACCGAGATCACAGCATCCACACGCCGGGAAGTGAGCAAGGCGCTCAACGAGGGCATCGCCCTGGGCGAGGACTACAGCGGATTGAGTAAGCGCCTGGGGTCGTCGTTCGATCACCTGTCGCGTTCCCGCCGGAATACCATCGCCACGACCGAGGTCGGCGGTGCTGCTAACTTTGCCATCGACGAAGGATATCGCCAGAGCGGCCTGGTCAGTAAGCGCCGCTGGGTGACCACGTTCCTTCGCAGCCGGGACACGCACATGGAACTGTCCGGCGATGAGCGCGGGATGGACGAAGCATTTACTGTAAACAGCGTGAACGGCCTCGCGTCGGCGATGTATCCCGGCGACTTTAACGTGGCCGCCGAGGATATCAACTGCCGGTGCCGAACGGTGGCCGCCAAGTTCACCAGCAAAGAGACCACGGAAGACGTGACGCTGCGCAGAGATAAAGAAACTGGCGAGCTCACACGCGGTGGCAAGCCGCTGACCAAGATGAAACAGCTCGACGGCATAACAGACCAGGCACGCGGCGACTGGGAAGCGTGGAAAAGCTATGACAGCCGGCGCCGCAAATATGAGCGCCAGATGGAGAACGCCGCAGAGGATATGTTCGACGCCTGGCGCAGGAAGGCGAAGAAAAAACTCAAGCAGATGACGCAGACATAGGCCGAGCGCCGTCAGGGGTTTCCGCCGGGAGGTTAATCTCTCCTCCTCCCACGCCCCTACGCGGTGCCTCTGGCGGCCGACAGGATAAAAAGATGCCATACGATATGCGAAGAAACGACAGCGAGTACTGCGTATACAAGGCGCCGGAAGGCGAAGACGCCGAGCTGCTCAAATGCTACGATGACCAGGCGGACGCCGCGGCATACCTGGCGGCACTACGCAGGGCCGAGGAGGAAGAGATGGAAGGCAAGACAGCCGTTGCGCCGAAGAAGTACCCGCTCGCCGAAGAGGCCGAGGCGTGGTCGTTCACACCGGGCGACCAGAACGCCGTCATCGACCTGGGCGGATGGGATCTATTCAAGAACGTCCATACCTGGTGGGACAACGCCGAGGGCGCCGTCCCGGAGGTCAAGGGCGCCTACAAGCTGCCGCATCATAAGATCGTCGACGGCAGCGTGAAGACCGTATGGCGAGGCGTGGCCGCTGCGATGGCTGCGCTGCTCGGATCACGCGGCGGCGTGGACATACCGTCGAGCCAGAAGCGCGCCGTATACGATCACCTGGCTTTTCACTACCGCGAGTTCGAGAAGGACATCCCGGAGTACAGGGACGTCAAAGCTGAATATCCCGACGGCGACGAGATCCCTGGCGAGCTGCCGGTGAGCTATCGGCCGGCAGCAGACGGCCAGACGTGCCATATCTGCGAGTACAGCATTGAGGAAGACACCTACGACACAGGTATGTTCTGCGGCCGGTGGCAGGCGGAAGTCCGAGCGGACTGGGTATGCGACGCCTGGGAGCCTGCCGGCGAGATAGAGGAGGAGATCATGGACGAAGAAAAGAACAACATCCACGCGCTCAAGGTACTGAGCGAAACGGACGACAAGGTGACCATCGGCGGCCTGGCCGTGGTGTACGGCGGGCAGGACCTCCAGGGCGACACCTTTTCCGCATCGACCGACTACATGACCGATTACTCCAGCAATAATATGCCGGTGTTATTCGACCACGCCCTGGGCGAGGTCAAGAACACGCTCGGCGTCGTGACAAAGGTTGAGGCCCGCGATGCCGGCCTATGGTTCGAGGCCCAGATCGACAGGGCGAAAGCCTACGCCGCCGAAGTCCTGGAGCTAATCAAACAAGGTAAGCTGGGATACAGCACCGGATCGGTCGCGCACCTGGTGCAGCGGCTGGAGGGCCATATCAAACGGTGGCCCATATACGAGCTATCACTAACACCACAACCGGCGGAACCGAGAACGCTGGGCGTGGATTTCCTCAAGACGTTGGGCCTGGCGGTTCCGGAACTGCCCGGCGAAGGTATACACGCGATAGAGGGCGTAGAGCCGAAGATCGCAGACACCGAAGCCATCGTCATCGTCTCGGATAATATAGCAATCAACACGGAGACAATCATGTCCGAAGAAGTAAAAACCACGGAGACGCAGCCGGAGCCAGAAGTACAGGCGGCGCCCATCCAGCAGTCCGACGTTAAGGCGATGATCCAGTCGGCGATGAACGATATCGCTGCGGATCGTGCCACCGAGTCCGGCGGCATCCTGACCGATGCTCCTGCCACCAAGAAAGTCACCGCCCTGGGCGGCGATCACGACGGCGGCGACGCCTTCAAGCACTGGTGCAAAACCGGCCAGGATAACTACTACACGAAGGCTGCGCTCCAGGAAGGCACCGCCACCGAAGGCGGAGTCCTGGTGCCGGAAGGTTTGTATGACCGGATCATCGCCAAGCGCGACGAGGCCAGCGTGCCTCACCGCAGCGGCGCCCTGGTCATCAATACGGGTCTCGACAGCGTACAGGTGCCGAGTGAGAACGCCACCGGCGCCTTCGCCATCACGGCGGAAGAGGCCGCATACAATCAATCCGAGCCGACTTTCACCTCGAACGTTGTGACGGTCTACAAGTTCACCAACGAGACGAAAGTTTCGGATGAACTGCTCGCGGACGACCAGACGGACCTGGAACCGTTCCTCGCTGATATGTGGGG